CACACAATGTGCATCTTTCAGGCTCTAATTGTATCGAATCTTGTTGAATATCTCCGTAACCTGCTAGTAGAAGTAATTGCACCAAGTCGCCAAACCGCATAAACGCTAGATATTCAGAAACGGCTTCCTGCTTATCAGATTGTCCGTTCATACGACACACCACGAACGGCAGGTCATGGGACACAGCTGCTCTCTTGGCGGCTTGGCGCAAGAACTCCATCGGCGAGAATTGAGTGCGACTTTTAATCTCGCAATCAAAGGGGACGTTTATCACGTCCTTTCCGTTTCCTCGCTGTACCGCAGCTCCGCTCCACCATTGCGATAAATAGGTCGCAACGCTTCTCTCTGTCGCGTAGCCGCGATACTTCCTGCTCTGTGACATGGATTAGGTCATGCCTTCCCAGCAGAATTGACTGTATGGCATTTGTCGCACTTCCAAGACTGGAGCATTGCTCTTTGCTTGATCTGTGCAACTGTTGGCGGGGTATTACATAACTGGCAGATAATGGCAAAGCCTAGTTTCTGTAAATCCCATGCTGATTGTTGTGCAGCTTGTAACTGCTCGTCTGTAGGGAATTGCTCCCATTCATCATCCATATTGCGAAAGTATAATTTACCCACGTTTCACCTGTGGCTTCCACTTACCTGTTTCCTTGTCAATCTCGTACCAGATAGGCTCGCAGCGCTCTGCATCACCAAGGATTTGAGCCATGCACTTCCAATGACCCCAAGGCTTACCTGCCTTAGAAGTTCCTGTTTTCCATACACGCGCACCATGGATACAGCTCTCGTCTGTCGGAGTGCCACCAAGGACATCCTTGACCATCGAGACTGCTTGCTCCATAGTCTGAACTGGTGCTGCGAAGCTCTGATTCCATGGATCAGATTCTACAGGCACAGGTACATATTCCTTGGCTGTGTCTGCCATCTTTGCCTTGGTCTCTTGCACAATATTCTGCACTTCGACCTTAGCCTTTACCTTAGACATCTCTTCGCGGCTTGCTCTCTTGCCCTTTGTAGCGTAACCCGCATTTGCAAGAGCCCTACCAATAGCAGAAGTTTCACAATTCTCCAGCGCAGATGTGGCATTAACGCCCCTGCCTTGAACTGTTTCTTCAGCCAAGCCAGTAGTCCAAGGGCGGCTGTCAGCTTCAGTTCTGTAGATGCTTGCTTCAACGATAAACCTAGCGGTTGTGTGTTCGAGGACTTTCGTGTGAATCTGTCCATCTGGGTGATCCTTCCAGAACTTAACTAGGCGTTCTTCTACTGTCTCGTAATCTTCTAGGTTAAACATAGAGTTCATTCTCCTGTGTCTGTAACATGCCAGCTATACCGAGGTAGGCACAGGCATCGACTTGGTTGTCCACTTTCGCACTTTCCATGCTTCTTGCGATTTTGACCAATGCCATACAAGTTGCAACTTGATAGTCTGTGATTGGCATTTCGAGGTATGAACTCCATAGTGCTGCGGTTCTCTGCATATTGTCTGATGGATGTCCATAGTGCATACCACGATCTTGTATCGTAGCTCTGGCTTCAGTAAGGAAGTCACCGGCGTTCATCGGCTAACCTGATGCTGTGTCTGTGCCTTAATAAGTCGGCGGGCATTTATCTTGCCCTGAATCTTGCCGTGTTCATGTCCTTTGGCATAGCCAAGCAGGAAGCCAAAGACTATGCCTAAGCAACCCATTCCAATAAGTGCATGATCTACATTCATTTCGAGCCCTTCTGTACCCGTATTTCGTGTACGGCAGAAGTATTACATCAGATGGATGCGACAGCCCCCAGATTTAGATAACAAACGTATAACGATTTCTGCCGGATTTTCATCCTCAAAGACTGGACTAGCGAACCCTTCCATAGACCTTGCCCTGCACGATGAACGTGCCGTTCTTCTCTATGTGGATTATGTCCACTTGGACGTTAGAACCCTTGACGTACATGATGGCAAAGGCTTGCTGCCAATTCGCCGTTCCCTTGGTGTATGAGGCTTGTCTAAAGTCCATTAGATTACCTACCTCAACTCCATGTAAAACACGCCCTAAACGCCCTCCAGAGGCTTCTGTGAAGGCGCTACGCCCTGCCCTATGGGTATGACCAGAGATGACGTTCTTCCCATGCCTACGAGCCGCCTCAAGGGCTGATAAGCCCCCTAGCTGTTTGATAGGTGTGTGGTCTCCATGGACTGCTATCCAGTTGGGAGCAATAGCCATTGGGTTCTTATGGAAGGTAATGCCTAGTTCATCGAACTTGAGGAACTTCTCAAAGCGAAGCTCTGGCAAGGATAGGAATGATGGAATCTTTTTCATGATGATGTTGTAAAGGCGGTCTGTGTGGTTAGACCTGATGCAGTCTGTTACGCCTAGTTCCCAGAGAAGCTCTACGCATCGGTCACGATCATCGCCGAGGCTCTGCTCGTAGGCTTGAGGTGTACCTTCCGACCACTTGCTTATGGTCTGGAAGTCAATCTCATCACCAATGGTGACTGTCTGGTCTGGCTTAAAGGTCTTGAGGAATCTGGCTATATTCTGTGTTACCCAGACATCGTGAAACGGAACTTGAAGGTCGCTCAGGATTACTATCCTTTTGACTGAAGCCATTAGTCCTCATCATCGTCATCGTATGGGATGTTATCTATGCGATTGGGAAGGTTAGGGATAATCCAATCAGGGAAGGATTCACGATCACCGAGCATCCAGAAAGCATGTGTCTCTGAAAATCCCGCCCTGCGTAAAGACTTGTAATACTCGTTCATCGCTATGCAGTAAGCATCAAGCGCGCTGTAAGTATCTAAGTCTATGACTGGTCGTTTCCTTGCCATAGGTAAAGTGTTACTTACCTAACAACTCAATTATGGTTTCGACACGCGTTTCAAGGCGATTGACCTGATCCTTAATAGATGAGCCGCCGTTAGGCTTCAACTCTGCAAGGTAATGTTTAATCATGAACTGCGTATAAGCAGCCAAGCCGCCAAGGACTGTAACAATTCCTACAGCCCAAGCTGCGAGGTCTGCTGCGCTCATTTCTTAGGGGTTGCGTACCCGAATACGCCCGCTAGTACAGCCCAGAGGATTGAGCGATAGTCGAGTGCAAAGTTAGATGCACCCCAAGCTGCTAAGAAAGCACCTGCTGTCAGGATTGCTGGATTCTTCATGTTCATGCTGTGCCGCCTATCATTGGGATATTAAAGAACGAACCATCTGTATCGCCCTTCTTAGTGAAAGAAATATGGCAATGCTTAGTGTGCGGGTTAATTCCAGAATACTTCCGCCAACGCCACCCCATGCGAGAGGAAGCAATGCGCCCGTTAAAGATGATGTAAGAGATTCTCTTATCTCCACGTTTCGCTGCAAGTCGTATCTGATCTGCAAGATATGGCATGAGGTCTGGCTTTGCTTTGCCAGATAAATCCCTGTCAATGTCAATGGCTCGGACGATACCCGCTGCATCAGGATTGTGGTCAGAAGGACGTGCCGAATGACGTACATCGCCAATCCAGCCGTCCGAGGTTCTATCTCTGTCTGGGTGAGAATCATCTATTTGCAGCCTTAGCTGTTGTCCAGCTTTAGAAAGGGTCGGCGTGTGCTTCATGAGAACACTCCCAACGCTTCTGGCTATTTAGCAATAACTGTTCATGACCACACTCAGGCATTGGTGGGATAAAAGCATCGTCGATTGGATCGTATGTAAAGCCAAGCCCTGCATAGTTATAGCGGATATTGCTGTTGTAGGAAGTGCGAACGCAGGTTTGACCTCTGAACTCGCCATACCAATCTTCTGGGCTTTTGCCTTCGATTAGTTCTGTTTCGTCAATACCAACAATAACTTCTGTGACAATGTTGGAATCATCTAAGAATGCGTAATGTGCCATTATGCCCAGCTCACATTTCCTGTGCCTGCGGTAATTGTTGCGCGCTTGTATCCACCAGAAGCAGAAGATTCTGTTCCAGTAAGACCTGCGCCAATAGTAATTGTGAAAGTATCAGGGTAACGAAGAACGACAACACCAGAACCACCCGCGCCGCCTGTGCGGTTAGATGTATAACCGCCACCACCGCCGCCGCCTGTGTTAGCAGTTCCAGCAACTGTTGCTGTTCCACCACCTGCTGATGCTGTACCTGATGAACTACCACCGCCACCAGCTGCGCCGCCGCCTGCATAAGAAACGCTTGAACCTGAAATTGAGTTTGTTACTCCTGCGCCACCATTTCCTGGCACATTGTTGGTAGATGTTGAGCCATTACTTCCAACGCCTCCCGCACCACCGCCACCGGCTGCATTGTAAATTGTTGAAGAATTGGTGTAACCATCTCCGCCTTTATAGCCTTGATTTGCAGTTCCAGAACCGCCGGTAGTTGTACCAGAAACCGCATCTTCAGCACCAGAACCACCACCAGAACCACCAGTTTGTCCTAATTTATCGGTTGCGGGGTTAGATCCGTTAATTGCACCACCACCACCGCCGCCTGTTGCTGTGACTGTAGAGAAAATTGAATTGATACCATTGTTGCCACGCGCACTAGAGCTTTGTGTTGCTCCACCCGCGCCAATAGTTACTGAGTAATTAGTTGATGGGCTAAGGCTCAAAGCTGATTCTGCTGACCCACCGCCGCCAGTAGGGGAAAGTGTGCAACGGAGACCACCCGCGCCCCCGCCACCGCCGAAGTTTCCAGAACCTGAACCGCCGCCAGCGACAACGAGGTAATCAACTGTTACAACAACTGGTGCAGAAAAAGGCACTCCGTGTAGTGCTGTAATACCATTAAGCATTATCCGATTGCTCCAACAATGTACCAAGCATCTGTGCCTGTCTTAATGCAGGCTGCTGACTTGTACTGTGCGAGAGTGGGTTGCGCTGGAACTGTGCCAGCCGATAAGACTGTTGTTGTGCCTGATGTAACTGCCTTGATTGTGCAGACTCCAGCACCAATGTTGAGGACTGTGATGACTGTGCCAATCGGGAAGGCTACAGAGGCGTTAGTAGGGATATTAAAGGCAATAGCTGTTGCCTTGTCCATAATCTCAAGGACTTGGTACTGATCCGCTAGGACTGCTGTGTAGTCCGCTGTGTTAGCTGTGCCAACTGTAAAGGTTGGGAGCGAATTGTAGGTTGCCGCAGTTAAAACGTCTCCTGTTGTGACTGGGAAGGTTGCCATGTATTGCTCCTAATAACTCAAAGTTGATGTGCCGATTATACCGTATGTACTGCTACCAATAATGAAACCATCCACTATTGGCTCAAGCGTGGTGATTGCTACTTGCATCTTGTTAGCTGTTATATCCCAAGCGAAGCCCTGCGCCTGTAATGTTTTGTTAATGGTCGAGCCTGACTCTGTGACGTTTGTGATGTCTAGGTTGTCAAAGTAATCAAGCCCAATAAGGGTGTCAGTTGGTACTGCTGGGTCTAGTAAGTCCACCAGCATCTCGTCAATACGGATGGTGGTTTCCTTGCGAGTATTGACATAGTTCTGTGCTGCGCCTAATACCTGTGCATCTGTCTCGGCAATAAGGTTCTCTTGGTTCAAGCCATGAGGGAAATACTTGTCAATCGAGGTCTGGCTAAACACGTTCTGGACTGTGCCGCCTGTGCGGGTAAATCTGACATCGTTGATAATGAGCTTGTCATCAAAAGCATATTTGACGTTTCTGTATGGGATGCCTGTGGTTTGATTAAAGATTGTGGCTGTATCGCCAAGGCTAGATGTAACCTCGCTGCGAGACTTATAGACGGCAGTTCCATCAGGGCTCATGTAGAACGCTCCAAGCCCTTCCGAGAACTCTGCGTTCTTAATCGCATCGAGGGTTGTGCGTACTGTGCCTGTGTCTGCAATGCAGGTGGCTTCTCCTGTAGCGATAGATCGCATGGAGTTAGGGAACTGGACATCATCGAGAATCTTGTTAATGCGTGTGCCTGTGGTCTGACCCGCTGCTGTGTCGGCTACTGTGGCGATATTAGACATCTGCAAGAGACGGAAGCCATCTGTACACAAGATGTCCACGTAGGCTGTCTCCTGCCCTACAGGGAAGGTATAGCGGTAGTCATTGACATAGCCAGAGAATAAGAAATGGTCTGCTGTAGCTGTGGTGGCAGAGATGCGCACCTTGCGTAGAGGCACAAGATAGCCAAAGTAAGGTGAAGCTGGGTTCTGTGGGTTAAAGTAGCCTAGAGGGTCTAGCACTCGCACAATGGCTGTGCCAGCATCGTAGGTGTCCTTAAGAATATTACGTCCACGCCTGATTGAGATGCTGTACACATCAGGAGTTAAATCAACTGTAGGAATGATTACATCAGATGAGCCGAATGAATTAACACCGATAACGCCGTTATCTGGTGATCCGATGACGAAGCCTGTACCAAAGGTAGCACCAGAGCTAAAGTCAAAGGTAACGGCTATCTGTGCAGGTAATGTCATCCTGCAAAGCCACCAGTTCTGCGGTTGATATAGGCAGAGTCTCCAGTAGATAACGACTGGTTCTGCAGGTTCTTTGCAATAGCGTTGGTAAGGTCTCCATCGCCTGTTACCTTTAACTCGACCACTACATTGTTAGCGTTAGGGTTGTAGTTAAGCCCTGTGCGGGTGTTGTAGGTAATCATGTTGTCTGATGGCATGGTAGGCACGTTGGTCGGTGGTGGAACAATTGGCGCTACCGAGGTGTTGCCATTAGGTGCGGCTTGTCCGAATGGCGTACCCATAGAGATTGCTGCTGCTTTGCCAGCCAAGTAACTTAAATAAGCATCGAGATACTCAAATGGGTTACGAGCATTAGGTAGAGCTGCAAGGAATCTAGCAAGGTTGCCAGATGAGTCTTGAGCCTTGAGAATCTGATCTGTGAGCTGTTTGGCTACTGCATCGTTGCCGTTAAGCAAAGCCAGTTGAGCCTGTACTCGCATTGTTTCTTCTTGGGTAAGTTTACCTTTGAGGGCTGCTACAAGTTGAACCTGCTCTAGGTCAAAGATTGAAGCAGACTTCTTAAGGCTGTTCTGCTTCTTCTGCTCGGCTGTCAAAGCCTTGGTAGATGCCACTTGCTTCTTAGTTAGGGCTGCAACTTCCTTGGCTCTCTTAGCGGCTGCTGCCTCTGCATCGCGCTGCTGGCGTGTGCGAATTGCTGTACCTGCCGGAGAAGCAGAACGACCAGATGAGACTGTTGGAGTGCGGTCAAGGGCTCTAGCAAGTGAGCCGTCTGCGCCTGTAAGTCCACCAAAAGAAGTGAGGAAGTCCAGACCTTTGTAGAGCAGACGTAAGCCATTGACGGCTTGCGCTGTAGCCATTGTGATTGCGTTAATGCCCTTGGCAATGTTGTCAATAGTCTTTGCTGCATCGCTGGCTTGTGAGCCACCACCAAGGACTGCAAAGGCATTAACCAAGCCCTCGCCGATTGACTCCTTTGCTCGCTCTGATGAGACACGCAGTACATCTAGTTTATATGAAGTAGTGGTTAGGTAATCCTGCGCTGCGCCAGCAGACTTGGCTAGCATTACGCCTAGAATCTCGTTAAAGCTCTTGGTCTGTAGTTCTGCTCTGGTAAGCCCTGTGTTGTACTTGATGAGCCCGCGAGTAATCCCCACATAGCCTTTGCCTAAATCTGTGGTGACTGTGGCTAAATCCACGCCTGATGCTCGGCTTATCTGGATGGCATTGTTAAGAAGCTCTTGAGACTTGGTTAGTGATCCAGTTGTGTTAAGCAAAGATTGAAAGGCTGGACGGAGAACGTCATCTGAAATTGCTGCCGTTTCTTCTAGCCTAGATATAAAGTCAGCAACTTGCACCTTGGAGAATGAAAGCCCGAGGTTATCGACTGCTGTGGCTAGTCTGCGAGCTGCTGCTTCATCTTCTGAGAAGGCTTTGACTGCTGCCTTGCCATAGGCAACTAGAGCAGTTGTGCTGAGGGCTAGCCCAAGATTTCTAATAGTCTTGTTAAGTTTAGCTGCGGCTGTTTCAGCCTTCTTAAAGCCACGAGTATCAGCCTTAGAACCAATCTTAATCTCTTCATAGATTGTTGCCATTATGCTGCCTTCCCAATGCCTTCTTTTGCGCGAGCCCTAAATTGTGTGATGGCTGTGTCAATAGCCTTATTGACTGCGCCCTCTGCCTTGCCTTTGTTATTAGCCCAAGCGCGGTAAATCAAACGCCCACGCCCTTTAAGGCTGCCTGTTAGTGGTGGAAGATTAGCGATAAATTGCTGACCTGCTTTGGGGTTTACTGACTTGCTAAATCTGTTGCTAGAACTACCAGCCTTAGGACCGACCCAAGGTTGTCCATTAGGGTTAGCGCGACCAGCACCTTCGTAAATAGAACCCACGCGGCTGTTGTTCTGGACGCTTGCCATCGAGCTAAAGCCATCTTTGTTTATCTTGCTGGGAGTAGCTGAATAACGAATACCAGCCTTTATGACTCCAGCATTGTAGGTAGGGAACTTGCCTTCGCTAAATGAGCGACCCGCCCAGCCAGACATAGGAGATACGGCTGGAACGAATCCTTTAGCATCCCTAACTACTGGACTTAAAGCGTTGCCGATTTCTTTACGCAAGGCTTTTTCTAAGTCAGGAGTAAAGCGTCTCATTGCTTTGCGTAGATCAGCGTTTCCGCGTATTTCTATTCGCATCGCTCTGCTCCTTTGCTATGTCCTTTAATACCTGTACATGAGCCTTGAAAGCCATCGTAGAAAGTTCCACGATGGAGTTGAACGGAACTCCATACTCATAACTCAATCGAGCTGCGAGATAGGTGAGGGAGTTCCGATCTAACCTAAAGGGTCAGACTCTAAGACCTCAACACTCTTAAGAGTTGAGATAAAGTCCTCGCCAAAAGGCTTGACCACTTCACCTGAGCGGCGGATGGCTTCCCAGCAAATCCAGTAAACCGAACTTTGCATCTGATCTTCAATGAGGCTCTTGTGAAAGCCTTTCTTAAAGTGTTGCTCGAAAGAATATTCAATAACTGGGGTTATCTCATATTCGTTTATTTGTCCGTCTGCCCTTGTTACTTTGAGTTTTGCCATTTTAGCCCCTTACTTAGTTGGTTATTATGATGTTGTTACAGCGATTGTACCTGATACGTTAAAGGTCAGGCTCTGCATGGCAATGTCAGCAACTGAACCATTTACATCGGTGGTATTGTTGATAAGGCATGTCATTGTGTAAAGAGGGTTGGTGGCAGATACGGCAGCAGAAGTCTGCTTGACTGTAACTGTTGTGTTTGTTCCCCATACAGCCTGAAGAGTCTGTAGAACTTCTGATGTCGCTGTATCGTTTAGCAGGTCGATAACTATGTTTGAGCTTTCTAGCCCTTTTACATATTTGTGACCGCCGTCACCCATCGCGGTGACTTCGAGCTCGTCGAATGAACGGTTGATTGTTACTGCTGTGACGTGGTCTGAGAGATCAACTGAATTGATAGTCAGTACAACGCCGTTATTTAAGAATACTGCCATTTCAGTTATTCCTCATCTTTCTTAGTAGTTGGTTTTGGTGCGGGTGCTGCTGGTGGAACTTGACCGATTTTGATTAGAAAGTCGGCTTGCTCCTTTGTCCAATCGCTCATTCGATTAGCTCCATTCCGTTAGGGTACTGATTGCGACATCGCAAGCCAGTAAGTCTCCAGTAGGTAGGTTCAGCACTTTAGGGCTGGACACGCTGCCTACGTTGAACACAATGCTTGATGCTTCGAGAAGCTGGAAGAGGCGCACAACGTCATCCTCAATTCCTGCGAGGTTTCCTTGATTGTCCAGTAATGGCACAAGGATTGTAATAGTAAAGTTTGCTAATGGTGCGATGGCTGTGTAGTCATTATTGCTAGGCACTAGGTAAGGATCAGCAGGGCTGACAATAACGCTGTTAGCGATAGGCGTAGCAGGTGGGAACGAGAACACGCTCCACTTGCTGTTGTCAGTTAGGGCAGCCGCTATCGAGCTGCGAAGGGTGGTTATCGCTGGCATCAGCCCACCATAGAGTTAGGGCTTAGGTAAGGTGCTAGTAAGCCACGAACGCGAGCCATGAGCTGATTAGACATGGTGTAAGGGCTTGGTGCGTAGCCGTCAATGGATACGCCTTGACCTGTTGGCGCTTGACGTGCTTGCCAGATAGCCACAGAGACCATAAGGCTGGCTTCCTGAATGGCTGGGATGGTTGTGTAATCAACGTAAGTATCTGCTGCTGCTTTGCCGTAAGGGTTAATTGGGTGGTAAGGAGTTTCCACATTGTTATTGCCTGTAATTGCATAAGTTACTGAATACTCACCTACGCCAGTTAAAGTCTTATTGCCGTTGTGCTTTGAGCCGCAGCCTGTGATATTTAGAGACTGCCCTACATAGAACACATCATCAACTCGATCTTGGAAATAAGAAGTACCTGTGTGGGCTGTGTTGCTATGTCCAATAATCGGAGTCGTGTTAGTCCATAGAAAAGGCAACAAGACATCATCAGACGCATCGCAGACTGACTGCAAGACGGCATCAGTATAAAGAGTTCCGATACCTAGTGCGGTACGAAGCTCTGCGACTGTTGTGATGCTCATTGTTATCCTTTCTAAAGACTCAAGGGAGCTGCAAGGGCTCTGGCAGCCCCCTTGAGCGACTTAGGTAACTGCTATTAGGCAGTCATGTTGAAGCGGCGAACGCCCTTGCCTGACTTGCCCACATAAATTGCGAGGTAGCCGTAAAGTGCGATTTCGAGTTCACCTGTTGTAAGGATGTTTAGGCGAAGTTGTGTCTGTGGTGATTCCCAGACATAGACAGAACCTGGAGCAACGAGGAACGCTGACTCGTCAATGATTCCTGATGTTGTGATGTTGTGATCTACGATGAGATCAGTTCCAAGGATGTTTCCACGAACGCTTGAAGCAACTGCTGTTCCAGATGCGTTCTGTGTTGCGCCTTGTGCAGAGTAGAGTGCGCGACCTGTTGTGTCTGCGTATCCTGTGATTGCAGCCCATTGGTCGGTAGATGCAACGAGCTTGTTAGCGAAGTCTCCACCAGTTCCCTTGTACGCCTTAGCGCCTTCTACAGAGATGAATGACTGGAGTCCTGCTGCTGTTGTAGCAACTGAAGTTGCCTGTGTTCCGTCTGCTGTAAACGCAGCGATAAGAGCCTTATCTGTTGCTGCTTCGTATGCCTTGCGGAGTTCTGCCATTAGGAGTTCCATGAACGCAGGTGATGAGCGGTCAATGAGTTCCCATGAGACGCGGTTAAGTCCAGCAAACTTGTTTACTGAAACTGTGTCATAAGCAGAGGTCATGCCTGTGTCTGTGACTGATGCACCTTCATTAACGTCTGCAACTGCTGGAGCTGTGTCTGCTGATGAGGCTTGGGTATAAAGTCGAGGAACTGTAAATGACATCCCAGTCTCAATAAGAGACTGACGTGTAACTGCATCAAACGCAGGGCGACCGCTAAAGGTATCTGTGATGAATGAGTTAAGGTGCTGTGGGAGTGTCAAGCCTGTGTTAGTTGATGTTGTATCGTCTGCTGCACGAACTGTGCGGCGGGCTTCGTCATCGCCTAGGGCTGACTTAATAGATGCTTCGAGATACTGCGCTGATGTGATTGGCGCTGTACGCTCGCGGACGTAGTGTGATGCCGCAACTGTTGGGCGAGCCGCTTCTTCTGCTGCTGCTTCAACTGCTGGAGCTTCAACCTTAGTGGTTTCTTCCACTTGTGGCTCGCTTTCTGGTTGGACTTGCTCAGCAGGAAGAACTTCTTCTGCTGCGATCTCTAACACTTGAGCAGACTTAAAGGCTGGCTCGGTTACTAGAGAAACTTCTTTTAACTTTGCGGCTGTGACAATTGTGTGTCCATCGCGTGATGGTGCTGATGCAATAATCTCTGCACCGATTGACAAGCCAGAGACAAGACCTTCTTGCGCCATAACAAGCGCATCGTTGCCGCCTGATGAACGTGAGAGCTTGAAGGTTGCATAGATGCCGTCTGGTCGTACTGTGGCTGTAACCATGCGACCAATAGGCTTCTTCATGTCGTGCTGTGATAGCAACTTAATCTTTGATGGATCGTTAATCTCGATAGAACCAGCCTCGAACACAACGCCACCAAGATTGGTGTTGCCGATTTCGCCTGACCCCATAGGTACGATTTTCCCGCTAATTTCGCGGCGTTCTTCGCTGCACTCGATTGAGGATGCTTCGATATATAGAGTTTCCATTAACTTAGTCCTTCGCTTCCGTTAGGAGTTAAATCTGTCATTTCCATAGCCTGTTCTGGTGTTGCCAAGCCAAGAGTTAAGAGCTTCTCAATTACCTGCAACTCAACCAATGGGTCGTTCTTTAGGAATGTGTCAAAGACCGCAAAGCGCACTTCGTGTCCTGCTGTAGAGATGTCATCCATGCTGAGCCTGCTCTGGACTGCCTGTACATAGGGCTCAATGCTTAGAGCGAAGAACTGCTTGCGCTCATCCTGAACGTTGGCATAAGTCATAGTGGTGTTCTGATCCGCAGAAAGATAATACGCTGGCACGTTCATAGCGCGAGCAATTTCAGTAGATAGGTTCTGAATTGCTTCGTTGTACATCATGTCTTTAGGTGAGAACTGTGTGGACTGGAACTCAAGAGTGCTGGTGAGGTAAGCAGTTGAATTGTTCTGGCGGCTACGCTTCCAAGCTGCAAGAAGTCCAGAGACTTCAGCAGGTGGCAAATCGCTGCCTGTGTTCTTCAATATGCCAGACGACATGGGAGTAGCTGACGCGACAGATGCCGCTCTGTTAATGTCAATAGCGGATTGAATTGTGCGACCAGCGCGCTCAAGAACGCCCTCATCGAATCCCTGAATAGTAACGATGTCATTCATGGCGATAGGTTGAATATCTACATAATACTGGGTGACGTAGATGCCTTCTAAATCTGTTGTGAATGTAACGCGTGAGTTAGCAATCCACTCAAACTGTGATGGTCTGCCATCTTCTGCGTAGCGTTCTGTCACTCGAAGATAAGATACTCCGTAGAATAGAAGTGAATCCACGATCCATGTAAGGGTAACGAATGAAGGCTGGTTGCCCGCTAGTTGGTTAATCCATTTAGGAGCTGCAATCTTTTCGCCTGTCTTTTTGCTGTAATACTCAAGCGGGATGCTGGCTACTGTTCCGCAGATTAGGTTGCGGGCTCTCGCCACGCTAGGAACTGACATAGCATCTTTGCGAGACACACGCAATGCCATGGCGTTGTAAAGTGATGGAAGGTTCTCACCCATTACTTGTGGAGCGGCTTGCGCTTCCAAGATTTGCGGCTTACGCGAAAAGATGCCCATAGGAGAGTAATTATACACTACATCTAGATTATTCTGTGTATATAGCCGCTACCTGTTGTGGTTTGTAAAGCATGTGAACAACCATGGCGGTTGCAATCGCTCCAGAGACATCGCCAGCACTCTTGCGTTTAACAATGCGCCAAGCCGAATCATTAACCTTGGCTGCGCAGTTATTCATCTGCTGAATCCAGTTCTCTTGACCCGCATGAACAAGCCGCTTTGAGTTAAGGCTGTCGTTAAGGTCTCCGCAAGCCTGATAGAAGGATGCGCCAGAGATGTCTTGCACAATCTGTCCTGCGTTCGAGAGCTTGTCCGCGATTGACTGGGCTGTGTACTTGTCAAAGCAAATCTGTCGAGGTCTGTACTGGTCAGCCCATGCCTTGATGTCCACCGCAATCTTTAGATCATCAACGCTTACTTGTGACTCCCACGTCTGTAGGATTCCAACTCCGATGCGACCATCTGGGAGTATTTGTCCAGCAACCAGACTTGCATTACGGCGAGACGGAGACACATCAAATGCAAATACTGTATAGCCGCCCACAGGAATCGTGAGTGTTGAGTTGCTCGTCTCCTCAAGGATTCCATGAGCCCACGGAGAAGCCAGAGAGTCAATCCATTGACAGAGCAGCTCTGTTCTAGTGTTTTCAATAGGGCTTGTTGCAACTGCTTCTTCAAGGGCTTCCTCGCTTATCGTGTATCCGAGTGCTGGGTTGGCTTGAGCCCAACCAACACGATCCGTAATCTTGCAATATTGGGGAGCGCTGTACTCATAGAACCCAAAGCTCTTAGGCGGGTTCTCTAGCGCCCTTTCTCTCATGCCATTAAGAACTACCGAGAAAGCGTCTCCTGCATTTGAGGTAAGAAGCGTTTGAGCATTTGGACGCGCTCTAGTTGTAGGGATAGCAGCTCTAAATCCTTCTTCGTTAATCTCTCGGAGTTCGTCAATGAAGAGGAAGTCTGCAGTACGTCCGCGAGATCCGTCTCGAGTAGCCGCAACAACGTCCAGCCTTCTTCCGTCCAGCATCTCAATAGACTCTGTGCCGTTGGCGTACCTGATCTGTTTGACGAAGCCTTTGAGGTGGTCATTGTTCTCCAATACTTGAGCGACTTGTCTAAAGGTGTCCAGAGCCATGCTTCGATTAGAGGACATGATAAGGACGTTCTTACTATCCCACTTAAGCAGGTGAGCCAAGATAAGCATACGAGCTAAGTGGGTCTTTCCGTTCTGTCGAGCAATAAGTAGCAGGTTTGTCTTGCGAATCCACATGCCCTTCTTGTCCACGCCCAGCATGTCCTTGAGAACGTACTCCTGCCATGGGAGAAGTGGCATATCTATAATCGTGCAAAGGTCTTTGACATCTTGGAGTTTATTAGCGCCCTTTAATGGGATGCTGGCAAGCCTTGGTTTGGTTGCCCCTCGTAGGGCTTTGGACTGCTTGGCTGGCATCGGGTTAATTCCCGACTGGTCTGGCTGTGAATGGACTGTCTTGGTGGATTACCGACTGTGTCGGAGAGGGAAAGGCAGAAAATACAGGGGGGGTACGCACGCTCTCTAAAAAAACGCGCTCATTGCGTGAGCCCTTGCTGCTATTGCATGACACGCAGCATGTACGCATGTTGCCCTCATCTATTGCCAGCTCTGGCGCTTTGCTAACTGGGATGATGTGGTCAATGGTCATGTTCTTATTTTCTGCACCACAGTAGTAACAGACATACCCATCTCTAGCCAATACTCGAAGGCGTACTTCCTTGTACTTCCTCGATAGTCGAGGATCACCCTTCTTTGTACTCATTGCCATCCTTTAGTCTTAAGATGATGTAAAGCCTTACAATAATCAGGCTCATCATACTCTGTATAACCATACCTATGTTGTACATACTTCCAATAGAAGTAGAACTGATAATCATATGGTGCATCTATAAGCTTGGTATTGCGTATCTGGTAGTACCCGTGATGTGAGCCATTGCGAGCATTATCTCTAAATGATGACTCTCTATGAACTATCTCGTTATGGCACTTATATTGCTTATATGTTAATTGGTAATTGGCTAATGACTTAAGGTCTGTATAACGATCTATTGAGCCTACTCCTACTGCTGTACTCTGCATAGACAGAGCTATCCCAATAACAATGGCTACCCCGCGAGCTAGCCGCAGCGCGGCTCGCGGTGAGCCCCTGAAGGGCTCTAGCCCAGAGAGTACCAAGCGTGTCAAGTACATTTATGTATGACTCCTTACTTTATCTCACTATGTGGACTATGAAGTGCATCACATATTTCTTTGCTAAGCTCATATGGCACAACTCCAGCTTTCCATTTAGCCATGCCTTGAGTGCCTGTAGTCGATCCTGATGGAGCTGGTATGTGGCATGGTGAACCTTTTTTACACATAGGTCTGACTGTCCAATTCACATTACTCCATAAATCGGTAGGCTTTTGCCTATTCAATCCATACTGGCAATATGTAACTGTCTGCCTTCTAAACTGTTGCATAAATGGCATCTTGCGCATCATGCCTCTTGGGTTCTCAATTACAAAGCCTAAAGGTGGATTCAAATCCTTAACTAGCTGTACTGCTTTCTCGGCTAATTTAATGCCGCGCTTAGCTGCTTCTGTTTTGGGAATTGGATTATCACCACCTGATAGCCAATGAAATCCCATAGAAGCTACGCTGAATGTGGTGCATGGCGGGCTAGCCCATACGAAATCAGGCTGTCCATATATGTCAATTAGCTCTTGAGCCCATGTCTCCATAAGGTCAATTCGCTCTGCATCAAAGCGTGTGTCAATATCAAACTTAATGACTGTATGACCAGCATCCTCAAATGCCTTGGTCGCTGACCCTGTACCTGCAAAGAGATCAAATATCAACATTTATTTATCCGTACTGTAGAACCCTGAACCCTTGAAGATAACTGCTGGGACACTTGAGTACACCTTCCTCATTGACTCACCACAGAACGGACAATCTAGATCATGTGGCTCTGCTATCGCAAACTCTTGGTCATACCTCGAATTAGAGGCACATTTTTCGTTATTACATTCAAACTCATAGATTGGCATTACTTACACGTCCTGCATGGCACATCAACCAACTTCCACGATCCGCATTGTGCGCATCTTTCAGGCTCTAATTCTACCGAATCTTTTTGTATATCTCCGTACATTGGTAGAAGTAATTGCACCAAGTCACCAAACCGCATGAAAGCAAGATACTCGGAAGCATCTTCACCCTGTCCATTCATACGGCACACCACGAACGGAAGCTCTTTGCCATCCGCTCTCTTGGTGGCTTGACGCAACCACTCTAGGGGCTGGAAGGCAGTTCTAGCCTTTACCTCAACATCGAACGGGACATTGAGAATATCTTTACCAGCCCCACGACCAACGCTTGCGCTTCTCCACCATTGCGAGAGATAGAGTGCTACCACCCGCTCAGTACGCAGACCTCGGTCTTTCCTGTGTCGTGTCATAGGTGATTTATATCTTCACACTTCTTACACAACCAGACTACTAGCCCATCGCCACGCTGGTACTCATTACACATCACATCGTTGTCGCAGATCGAGCAGTTAGTCCAACCAAAGGATGACTGAAAGCTGTAAGTATGGCGGCTCATGCTTTACCTGCGCTATTGACTGTATGGCACTTGTCGCACTTCCAAGACTGGAGCATTGCTCTTGACTTGATCTGTGAGACTGTTGGTGGGGTATTACAGAACTGGCAGATAATGGCAAAGCCTAGTTTCTGTAACTCCCATGCTGATGCTTCAGCAGCTTGTAACTGCTCATCTGTAGGGAATTGCTCCCACTCGTCATCCATATTACGAAAGTATAATTTACCCACGTTTCACCTGTGGCTTCCATGTGCCATCTTTGGCAATCTCGTACCAGATAGGATCACAAGGCACTTGACCCCCAGGCATATCTCTAGTGCTAGATTCTGGACAGCGCCACATGCCATATTGCTTACCCGCCTTAGAAGTTCCTGTCTTCCATACACGCGCACCATGGATACAGCTCTCGTCTGTCGGAGTGCCACCAAGGACATCCTTGACCATCCCTACTGCTTGCTCCATAGTCTGAACTGGTGCTGCGAAGCTCTGATTCCATGGATCAGATTCTACAGGCACAGGAACATATTCCTTGGCTGTGTCTGCCATCTTTGCTTTTGTCTGTTGCACAAGAGTTTCGTTATTAGCCTTAGCCGCCACCTTGGTCATCTCTTCCCTCGATGCTCGCTTGCCCTTGGTTGCATAACCAGCATTGGCTAGGCTGCGTCCTAAGCTGCTGGTCTCGCAATTCTCTAGTGCAGATGTAGCGTTCACCCCACGACCTTGGACTGTCTCTTCTGCTAACCCTGTAGCCCATGGCTGGACATCTGCCGAATCTCTATAAATAGCAGACCAGACTATGTACTGCGTTGAAGTATTAACAATCAGCTTGGTCTCAATACGCCCTTCTGGGTGATCCTTCCAGAACTTAGCAAGGCGTTCTTCAACTGTCTCGTAATCTTCTAAGTTAAACACTAGTCAAGTTCCTCTCGTAAGGCGAGTTCTCCCGCAATAGCTCCGTAACCAAGCAAATCGAGCCAGTGGTCAAGCAGGTATGGGCTCTCTTGTGTTCTGCTAATCTTGACGAGCTGCATGATGACTGCGACTTGATAGTCGTGTATCGGAGTTTCAAGATATGCAGATAAGAGCATTGCGGTTCTGCGCATATTGTCTTTAGTGTCACCATGAGTATGGTTACGGACGCTGATTGTGTCGCTGGCGGATGCAAGGAGTTCATCAGCTCTCATCGCCCGACCCGCTCTAGTGACTCGTAGTAGCGGCGGACTGCTCTGCGCCCCTTAACGTAGCCATCGTGGTATCCAGAGTAGCGACCTATAGCAAACGATCCGACTGCTACGCCTAGAATGATTAACTGTAATACTGTCATCTTTAGCCCTTCTGCTCCGTATCTCGGAGACAGCAGAAGTATTACATCAGATGGATGCGACAGCCCCCAGATTTAGATAACAAACGTATAACAATTTCAGCAGGATTCTCATCCTCAAAGACTGGACTAGCGAACCCGTCCATAGACCTTCCCCTGCACAATAAACGTGCCGTTCTTCTCGATGTGGATAATGTCCACTTGGACGTTAGAACCCTTGACGTACATGATGGCAAAGGCTTGCTGCCAATTCGCCGTTCCCTTGGTGTATGAGGCTTGTCTAAAGTCCATGAGATTACCTACCTCAACTCCATGCAGAACACGCCCTAAACGCCCGCCAGAGGCTTCTGTGAAGGCGCTACGCCCTGCCCTATGGGTATGACCAGAGATGACGTTCTTCCCATGCCTACGGGCTGCTTCAAGGGCTGATAAGCCCCCTAACTGCTTGATGGGTGTGTGGTCTCCATGGACTGCTATCCAGTTGGGTGCTATCGCCATTGGGTTCTTATGGAAGGTTATGCCTAGTTCATCGAACTTCATAAACTTCTCAAATCGAAGCTCAGGCAAGGATAGGAATGATGGAATCTTCTTCATGATAATGTTGTACAAACGATCCGTATGATTAGAACGCAAACAATCCGTAACCCCTAGCTCCCAGAGAAGCTCTACGCATCGGTCACGGTCATCGCCAAGGCTTTGCTCATAGGCTTGAGGCGTACCTTCTGACCACTTGCTTATGGTTTGGAAGTCAATCTCATCACCAATGGTTACTGTCTGGTCTGGCTTAAAGGTCTTGAGGAATCTGGCTATATTCTGTGTTACCCAGACATCGTGAAACGGAACTTGAAGGTCGCTCAGGATTACTATCCTTTTGACTGAAGCCATTAGTCCTCATCATCGTCATCGTATGGGATGTTATCTATGCGATTGGGAAGGTTAGGGATAATCCAATCAGGGAAGGATTCACGATCACCGAGCATCCAGAAAGCATGTGTCTCTGAAAATCCCGCCCTGCGTAAAGACTTGTAATACTCGTTCATCGCTATGCAGTAAGCATCAAGCGCGCTGTAAGTATCTAAGTCTATGACTGGTCGTTTCCTTGCCATAGGTAAAGTGTTACTTACCTAACAAC